TTCGCCCAAACGAGGGTTTGAGCGAAAGAAAAGTTGAAAGGGATTTTTTGGTATTAAGCGACGTCGCCGGGGTATGTGGCGTCGTCGTACTGGTAGAACGATTCCAGGTATTCTTTAGCGGTAACCTGACAGGTTCCGTCTGACTGCGGGGCGATCTCTTCTACAATGGCGTCGTAGACGTGGCGCGTTGAGCCGCAGAACACCAGGCGGATCGGCTCGATGGTTGCCGACGACAGGTCAACCTTCATCGGGTCATCAAACTCGCTCAGGTGCGGGACTGACAGCTGAAAATCACCCACCCTGCTCGCCACCATCAGCCCGGATGCAGAGCCATCCTGATAGCGGATCAGCGCGCGGGGATTTTCGAAAGACCAGTCCAGCGGCTCCGTGACGGTGAACGTTGTCACGCCACCAGCCGTTGTCATCGCCTCCACCAGACAGGAAATCGTGTTGTTACCCGGAATATCATCCGTGAGCACAATGCGATCGCCCGTGTTGTAGCACAGCGCGTCCAGCTCGGTAGTGGTCTGGAACGTCACCCGCTGCTGCAGGTATTTCATCAGGCGACGCATGCCGATCTGGTAGGCGTGATCCTGATTCAGTACCCCATCGAGTTTGTAGTTCTCGATTTTCACCGGCGTGGGATTATCAGGCGTCCGGCATTTAACGGTCTCCTCCGCCCAGGTAGTCCCGTTGATGTATGTCACGTCGACGCCATCAAAATCATCGTTGGACGGTACGGTAAATCCGCTCTGCAGCTCCTCCACCATCTCATGCGGAGTGATCACGCCAGTCCAGGGCTTAATCCCCTCACGGTTGACCGTCGCCAGGCCATCACTCAGCAGAAAACGTGACTTCCCGGCATTGGCTATCTTCTGCAGCATTTCCAGCGCCGAGATACTGTCGCCCGTGGCGAAATCGAAATTTTCGCCCCGTGGCGTCCAGTACGCGGACTCCAGCGCATTGATGGTGTCGACATCCATTTCCAGCCCCAGCGAGTTTGCGACATGCAGCAGCGCTCCCGAAATGGTTCTGGCCGTTCCGGTTTCATAGGCCCGAGTGGCCACAACGTTTACGCGTTTATCTGACTGCGCCGCCAGCTTCCCGCCCATCTCAACGGTCGCTGCCATCAGCGACACGCCGGGATAGGATGAAGGGCGCGTCAGCAGTCGCCCGCGCAGTGCCTGCCAGTACATCGAATCCCTGGCGTTGTTTGAGCCCTGCTCATTGCGCCGACGGCAGCGAACCTCTACCAGTCCCGGAGAACTGAGGGTGATCCGCTCAGTGAACCCCAGCCCGTTGACGTTTTTCAGCGCATACTCGCCCTGGTGACTCACCCACCCCGATCCGGAACCGTAGACGCGATACTGAATCTCCCACTCCACGTGGCGGATCCGTTTTTTGCCCTTACTGTCAAAGCCACAGATACCGTTCGGGAAGGAGAAATTCACCTCGAACATATCGACGGTCTCATTTTCAGGGCAAACCAGGAACGGCCCCAGCCAGCTCAACGTGTCGTTAAGACCAGTGGCCTCATAGTCGATCATCGTCCGGGCGGTGAATCCCGGCCATGACTCATCAACGGCACCATTAACCAGGCGCGCCACCGTCGCCGTCGTGCCGTCGGCAGAGACAATGCGGTACTCATTCCCGCGGTGAGCAAGTGAAAGCCGTTGCACCCCCTCCGGCATGCCGGAAAAGGCCGTTCCCGTGGCAGAGTTATAGGCGAGTGTCACATTCGCCGTTACCGCCGGGCTGCCGCCGGTTGATGCCGTGCCGGAGGTGTAAACCGGGGCATCACCGAAAACAGCTGCAGGCAGCGAAGAGGACGTGATCGCCCCACCCGCGAACGGACTGGCCGACTCGGTTATCAGTACGGTGCCGCCGTTGTCCTGCGCAACCAGGCCGGAGCCGGTGAGTCCCTCGGTGATGGCCGCCAGCAGTCCCGACATCGAGACATAGTTAGCCACCAGCGACACCGGGTAGGTAACCCCCTGCCAGGTGATCGTGAACGTGCTGGAGCTGGTCGAAAAATCGTAGGTGGTCGGGGCCGCACTGGCCTGGACTTTTGCCGCACTCCCCCCGGTGCCGGGCACTGCAGCCTGACCGGGGGTATATGACGCGATAAACAGATCGTAATCGACAGAGTTAAACCCCAGCGTCACCGGCATACCTACTACCGGCGCGATCTCCGTCAGCAGCGGGCTTGCGATAACGCTGTATCCGGCCGCCGTGGTGATCTGGTAGTTCGCCGGGGCTTTAAGTTCGACCACGGCGCCAGCGACCCAGCTGGGCGGCAGTGCGTTATCGTTCTCGTCATTATCGTCATCATCATCCGTATCCAGCCCCGTAAACGTCACGCTCGATCCGGAGACGGTCATGCTGTCTGCGATAATGTCGTCTGCGTCCGGCGACGTCTGGGCCATATCCAGTCCGGTGCCGGATGACGTGCCGCCCACTTCGGTGGAGTTGACCCAGTTTTCGCTGCGCTCATCACCGGAAACGTCCGCGCCTGGCGGGTAATGGGTGCTGCTGAATCCCGGCAGCGTTGAAGCTGGCGTACTGCCAACCCTGATATCGCCAGTGGTATAAATCAGATCACCGACACCGAGACACAGCAGCATCTGGACGCGCATTTTCGTAGGATCGGCGGCATCAAACCGGGTAACCGGCTGCACCACATAATCAGGGTAGATACGCACCCGGCCAAACACCTCACGAATGGCATCACCGAGTTTTGCCGTATTTGCCTTTGCCGGGTTCAGGTCGAGACTCCGCCCTGTGGATGAGGTATAGCCGCCCGTATCGATGTTGCTCATCATAAAAAGCGAATAGGCTGCAGCGGCAACGGAGATACCGACGCCGATCCACGCGATTGTGGCGGCCTCCAGCCCGAAGGGAACCGGATAAAGCCTGACATCACTATCAGGGCGAATCACACACTTAGCCCACTCGCCTGGCGGAATTGACTGACCCTCAATCTCAACGGTCAGCGGTGGGACATCCCGATCCTCGTAGCCTTCAACATTTGCCACCAGCCAGCTGCGAATGCTCGTAACACCATGCTCATGCGTTTCAAGTGGTTCTCCGGGAAGCCGGGAAGGATAAAAACGAATGGTCATTGCCAGAACTCCACTTTGACAAATCGCCGCTTAAACCGCGGCAACGGCAGAAAGGTGACGTTCGTTCCCGGATTGCATTCCGCCACATGCAGCAGACCATCGATACTGACCACGATCCCAACGTGGGTGACGGTTGACCCGGAATAACAGGCTACCCCGGCCCCTTCGCAGGGTTCGCAGCGCTCAAGGGTAAGCATCATCCGGCGTGCTTCCCGGTCGAGGCCGCCGTCGTCTTTGGTTACCCCTGCAAAATCGGGCCAGACGGGTAAATTCAGATCGCGGCGTATCTCGTTCACAATGCCGAAGCAGTCAAGTAGCGGGTAGGCTCTGCCCCCCTTCTGCCATTTAACAGAACGGTATTTATCAGGGTTGAACATTGGGATTCCTTAGCTGATATAACGCAGTCCGGGGAATACAGGTAGCGTGTAGCGGTAACGTGGCCAGGCGGTATCGAGGATATTCATATAACCCGCGGTAATCTGCCCTTCGGTCGCAGTCCAGTAACCAGACTTGATTTTCAGCGTATACGGCACTTCCGCAGGGGCCGCTAAATCCGTGGAGATGTAACGCCGGTACGTCAGCAATGCAGACAGACGGTTAGCCAGCGCATTGCGGATCGCCGTGGACACAACACCATCGATATTGCACAAGGCAAATTTGAGGTCCTGCGTGCCGTCCGCATTGCGCGCCGGCAGCGCAATGTCTATCGCACAGGCGGTAAACGTTACGGTATCGCCGTTCTCCGTCGTTGCCGTAATACCCTCGTAGCCCTGGCACAGATAATGGACGTCAGAACCAATGGTGATCTGCAGCGTCTCAATGATCACCTCCGGCCCGCTGCTGGCGTAGAGGCGTTTAATCTGAGTCATGCTTCGGCCACTCCTTATTCAGCGCAATATCCAGCAGTGAGCTGCCGACGATCCATTCCGGGTAATTACCCCATGGGGCAGGAGCAAGGGGGCGTTCCCATAATTCAAGCGTCGCTGTGTACTTCCAGTAAATCGGAGCCACCAGCACCGGTCCTTGATAAATATCTGTAAAGCGGCATTTGTAAAACTTAATGCCTGCCGGCGTCTGCAGCTTCATCATGAACCATGCAGCCCCGTCAGATAACGCATCACGGAACCAGGACTCAAACGCCAGTCCCTGCGCATCGGTTTCCATAAACCAGGTGATGCTGGCCTGCGTCGGTGTGGACGTATAAGCTCGCCTTTGCCGCGCGCGGCCGGTGGTTAACTGGGTTCGTTTTAACGGGCTTACAGGCTGGAATCCGTATCCTTCCTGTAATGGCATCGGAAGACTGTCATGCGGGTAGTAGATATCAGTCATCACTCTAACCCTCTGCCTGGATATTTACTGCGCATTGCCTTACCAACTTTCCCATCTCCTCTCAACACTTGCGCAGCAACCTGATCAAGGGCTTCCGTTGTCGCCCGCTTCTGCGTTTGAGCCATGGAGAGCGCCATCTGATCAGGTGTCACACCGGGCGGGGTATGGAAATGCTGCTCAATGGGAGCATGGATGGTGGTCTTGCTGCTGTTGTCGCTGTTAACGTTCTGAACACCAGTACCAAACCCTGTACGCCCCAGAGTTGCATCTAGCGGTTGGCCATTTCTAAGTGCCTCAAGCTGAGACACGCCGACCCGTTTCGTTGACGCCTGGTCGAAGACGTACTCACCTTTGTGAACAATACCCGCGGGCTGATACTTACCACCGGGGCCGGTGTAACCGCCGGAGGCGAAGCCAACTCCTGAAACAGCCTGGATATTTGAGACGATACTGGCGGTCTGCGCAGCGATTGAGGCCATAGCGATGATGTTGGCCGGATAAGGCGCGCTAACTGCACCGCTTGCTATAGCCTGCTGGATTTTCACCATTGAGTCCGCGATAGCGAATGCCTTGCTCGCAGCAAAAGCAACCTTGTAGATTGCCGATTGCTCACCAAACCCCGTTCGCATTATGTCGGCGGTACTGTCAAACAAGGACTGCGTGGCCGCAGATATGATGGTGTTTTTCTGAGCCTCGATGACCTGATTTGCATCCGCTGCACGCTGACGAATCGACGTCATTCTGGCCTCACCCTCGGCAGTTATTTCGCCGGCCTTCGCATAAGCTTCCTCCTGAGCTGCCAGCCAGCGCTGGAGCTCCTGCTGCGCCTGGTCATATTCATTTCTGAATGCGACAGGGGCCTACATCACAGAAGGGGATTGAGAACTGGAATGCGCTGGTCTGTTTTGCACCAGCGCTACGGGGTTTTTATACCACACACAGGTTTCAGCTGGTGGGCATCACGGCAGCTACCTGAGCTTACTGTAGTGTTTTTGCCCAGCCCGATACTGTTTTATTGCAGCCTGTTGGCAGGCTACAGAGTCAGTCGGGGCGATGTCTGGATTTTCTTTCAGTGCGTCAATTGTGGCCTG